TACACGGTTCGTGTAAAGGTCTACCCCTGTCAGCTTGCTATTCGCCCCTACTCGCTTGTCGGACGGCTGCCCACCAAAGGATACCCTGAGAAACCCGCTAGACCATTCACCAGCCAGAACGTCGCAGAAAGGCGCACCAGCACCCGTGGCATCAACGGCTAGGTTATCTGCACTGACCTTATGTTTCTTACACAACTCGATGACCTTGGTCACGATCTGGTATGTTCTTGGGATCGCCTTGTTCGAAGCGTCGTCACGTATCATAAACGATTCGCCGAATTCGATACAGTAATCGCCATCATTGGTATAACCCACCCTCGCTAGATATAACACAGTCCGGTCACCTCCGTTAGTGAAAGCTGGGTCAAGTCCAGCAACCACCATAGGCTTACCTTGCCAGTCAGCTTTCTGTGTCGCACCGTGTCGGACGAGTTCTTGCTCACTATAAATAGTCTCATCCTCATCCCCGTCGAAGAAGACAGCACGGACCATTCGCATATAGGCACGGGACTCCTCACCCAGAATAGCCTTGTCTTCATCCAGTTTCTCCTGCGTGGGCAGGAACGGATACTTATCGAACCCTGCATCCAGATTCGGGGACCGTTCACCATCTAACCTGATGTAGTTACCTCCCCACTTGGTTTTCCACGAGTCATCTGTCTGGGTAGCTACGGCGTCCCACCCATCTTTTGGTTCAGACCAGATCCCAAATGCATCGAAACGGGATGCAGGGTTCGACATTCCGATGATCCTAAGTTCAGGGTTCTTGGAAAGGTTGGACAAACCAGCATTCAAAATAGCCTCACTAAGTTCCGAAAGCTCATCCCCTATAAGGATCACCTGCTTCTGTTTGATACCGATAAACTTACCAACAGCTTCACGAGTCTTTGATTTTTCAGCCGCGATCAATGACAACCCGGCTCTCTCGAACAGGGTTCCATTTTCGTTAACATATGCGATATTACCAATGGAATCGCGGATCTTACAGGGTGCGCCTTCGATGACCGACATGAGTGAGATGATCGAACCCCAAATACGCTTTCTAGCTTCTCTTAGGGTTGTCGAAGTTATCAGAACTAGAGTCTCATGTGGTCTAGCCAGCCAGCAGACAATACCAAAAGCGGCCATAGTGTGGCTTTTACTAGAACTTGCAGCACCCCCGATTGCGAGGTATTTGTTCTTGAGGGCTTCCCTAACCATCAACTCGGCCCAAGGATGCCTAACCATTAGTGGCTCTGGTAAATCCGAGTTGTTCCACAACTCATCACAAATTCTCCAGAAATAATATTCCCTATCACGAACTTTAGTATGGTGAGCGAAACCCACCAAAAGCCCCGTAATAATAGTAGCTGGTGGGATGGTAAACGAACCCACCCTCATCATCTTCGTTTTAGGATCAATGACTGGCTCTAGCTTGTTAGTCCTTTTCTTAGCCATAAACAACTCAGTATAGATATGTCAGGTAATTCAAGAAACCAGAAGCAAAAAGAACAGCTAAAGAGGATGGCTCTTGATATGTATAACGACGGTATGCCACAAGTCCGCATTGCACAAGAGATTGGTATAGGCGATTCAACGCTCCGTCGATGGCTACGGGAGATGAAAATCCCGCCAAAAAGGCACAGGCATGAGCCTAACAAAGTTACTGAAGTAAAAGATAGGGTTCAGGATGCGTTGGAAGAAAACCTTTCCTCGACGATCAAAGACGCCATCAAGATTGAGAAAGGCAGGTTACGCGCCGAAGAAGACAAGGCGATCATGGAACACGCTGAAGTCCAGACGACCCCCGCAGAAAAATACCAAAGCTACGTTACAGCGAGCGCGGTCAAGCTGATGCGAGATAGCCTCAAGTTGATCCGACCTGCGAAGACAATACGCGAGCTAGACCAACTAGACCAAATCATCCGGCGGAACTTTGGGTTGGACGCCAAAGGTGGGGCTGCTGGGAGTAAGTTGTCCATCGACGTTTCAATATTGACGAACACCAAAACAGCCCTTAATGGTGGCGCGGTTAAAACATCAGGTCATGTCATTGATGTTAGTGATGCATCTGAAAACAAAAAAGAAGAACACGATGGAGAACCAGACCAAGATAAAAAATAACGGTGACATGGTCAACTATCCACCCCACTACCGCTCACACCCCTCCGGTGTGGAGGTCATCGAGATCACAGAGCATCTAAACTTTTGTTTAGGTAATGCTGTTAAGTATATCCTACGGGCTGATCACAAGGGAGCGAAACTCGAAGACCTAAAAAAGGCTCAGTGGTATATCACCCGAGAGGTCCGACGCCTTCAGGAAAACCCTCCTGAAAGAACCGAGTTGTAGTCGCGATGAATACCACCTACTCTCAGATGATCATCGGCGTCGACAACGGTGTCGACGGAGGCTTATGCGCGATCTCAAGATGCCGGGGCTGTGTAATCTCCAAGATGGTAATGCCGACGCTGAAGCGGAATGGTAAAAGCGAGGTCGACTTGATGGCTGTGAAGGAGTGGGTAAACGAACTGAACACTGAACCCTGTTTCGTGATTGAGGAACCACTGCATCATGCCAAGAGTTCCCAAGCTGTTCGTTCTATGGCAATAAACTTTGGTAAACTGTTAGGGGCTTGCGAGATGCGTATGTGGGAGGTTAACCCCATAACAGTCAGAGAATGGCAGAAGGAAATGCTGGGGACTGTCCCCAAGGGGAAAACAAAGGAAGTGGCGAAGGACATAGCAATGATGCTGTGTCCGGGCGAAGACTGGACTCGATCAGAGAGGGCCGTGGTCCCCCACGACGGTATGATCGATGCTTATCTGATTGCTGAATATTGGAGGAAAAAATCAGCCTTTTCTGATTTAAAGGAAAAAAAATAATTGACTCTATTTCGGAAACGTGAGAGTATCCCGCCGAATGAAGCAATTATACCCGAAGCAATTAGAAGCCTTAGATTTTTTTACCAGTAAGATAGATTCAGGGTTCAACACTCTGGATGCGAGTGCCACCGGAACAGGTAAGACCGTTGTGGCGGCGCACCTCGCAAAGCACTGGGACGGTCCAGTAGCGGTTCTTTGTCCTAAAGCGGTGATACCTTCTTGGGAAAGGGAACTATCCGAGACAGGTGTCGAGCCTCTGTTCATTCTCAACTACGAGAAGATACGAGGTGGGCGGACTCCCTACATGACCAAAGTTGGGAAGTCTATTATGAACTGGAAGATCCCAAAGAACACCCTCGTTCTGTTAGACGAGGTCCATAAGTGCAAGGGGCCATATACACAAAATGCCCAACTGTATATTTCTTTAACGCTACAGGGGTTTACCACTCATGCGATGAGTGCGACCGCAGCGGAGAACCCCACTGAGATGCGTGGTCTAGGGTTTGCCCTCGGACTTCACGCACTCAATAAATCCAAGGGGTCCAAACGGTCCTTTTATGGCTGGATGAAACAGAACGGGTGCTTTCTGGACGATTGGGGCAAGTGGGACTTCTGTCGAGCTAGGTCCGGCGTAAATCCAAAGCTAACCCAAATGCATGACACTTTATTCCGATCCCAAGAAGCACGGGCTTGTCGATTAAAGACATCAGACTTCCCCGACTCCTTCCGAGAGAACATGGTCTTTTATGAGCCAGTTCAGTTTACGAAAGCAAAGCAGATTGAGAAAGCATTCAAAGAGTTGGACATAACACCCGACATCTTGACTGATTACATCGAGAATGGCACGGTGGAAGACTCGGACAACATAGTTTTAGTTAATATATTAAGAGCGCGTCAGTTGTCCGAATCACTCAAAGCCCCCGATCTCGCCGAAATGGCGGAAGATCTAATACTAGAAGGGAAGAGTGTGGTCGTCTTCGTTAACTTCACCCAGACAGTTGATGCGCTGGTCGAGAGACTCAAGTGCCTTAAGATCGATGGCAGACAAAACTCAACGGAGCGTCAGGAAGCTATTGACAGGTTTCAACGGGACGAGGATAATGCCTTGGTTGTTAACATAGCAGCAGGAGGGACAGGAGTTTCTTTGCATGACGTTCGAGGAGAACGGCAGCGTGTATCCATAATCTCTCCCACCTATGTAGCCAAGGACCACCTTCAATGTCTGGGTCGAATCCACAGGAACGGGGCTAAATCGGACGCGATCCAAAAAGTTCTTTACGCCGATAAGACAATAGAAGAGTCGGTTATCAAATCTCTTAAAACTAAAATCAACAACATAAACACACTGAATAATGGCAGATAGCATAAATCACAGCGAACGGGCACACGCCGAATTTGGTCCTAGCGGACTCAAATATGTCAAGGCTTGCCCCGGTTTTAAAGGCAGAGAAGGAACTTCTGAGGCGGCAGAAAAAGGAACTCGTATCCACGAGGCTCTGGAAGTCAATGACCCCAGCGCACTCCGCGACGAAGAAGAGTTGGGGATCTATGAGAAGATCGTTCAGATGGAATTTGATTTTCTAAAAGACTTTAAAGGGTAGCATGAGAAC